TGGGGAAGAACAGGGACCTGTAGATGGTTCTAGTGATACTTCAGCCGAAGGAGAACAGGAGCCGAAAGATGGTTCGAGTGATGCTTCAGCTGGGGAAGAACAGGGACCTGTAGATGGTTCTAGTGATACTTCAGCCGAAGGAGAACAGGAGCCGAAAGATGGTTCGAGTGATGTTTCAACTGAAGGAGAGCAGATACCTGATGATGGTTCAAGTAACACTTCAACCGAAGAAGAGACTCCTGAAGGTGAAAATCAACAGGAATCAGAACAGCCTGATGCTGCCGACCCTGGCGAGGACTCAAAAAAAAAGTAGTTCAAAAGGAAGAGGAATATCCTAACATCGACTGGGATAACCTCTATAACGAGGACGTGCAGATGGCAACCGTCATCTATAACGACCGCATCAATACATGGCGCAAGATGAAGAAACTCGACGAACTCCTGGACAAGAAACCGAAGGCGAATGATGTGGCCGCCATGGCGGAACTCCGCATCCGTAATCTTCAGGCATTCGACGAACTGAAGGCGTACAACGATACCGGCAAGTTTCTGTATAAACATCCATTGCTGAAGGGTAAGTCCGAATTCGATGAACTCGTAAAACTGTTCAAGAAGGATCCTGCCGAGTTTCTTCATAAGCATAAGAACGTGCTCGACAATATCAAGCGCTATAAGAGCTACATTAAAAGAGATGATCGCAAGGACAAACGTGCCAGCGACCGTGAGAACCTCCAGCGGCATCAGGAACGTGAACGCATGTTCAAGATGGTAATGGAACAGTATAGTGACAAATCAGATAAATCAGATGGATAAGACGGAATTAAAGAAGATTGCAGAAACCTGCGTTTCGATGATGAAGAACGGAGGTGTACTAGAGCAGGCTCAACTCAAGGCAGACGAGAAGATAGCCGAGTTGGCAGCAAACGGCGACCTCGATGCCATCAAACTGTTGAATGAGCGGATGCAGGATCGCGAAGAACTGAAACTTAGAAAGAAGTTGTTTGGCGTATGAAAAGCGAGATAGAAAAGCTGGAGAGCGTTCATCCAGACCTAATTACCACCTTTCTGACTACAGGTGAGGGTAAAGGCATTCCAGAGGATGTACAGACCTTTCTGAAGCAGCTGCAATGGGCAGCCGAAATCTACGAGTATGAACGTAATATTACCCGTGGCGCCCGTCAGCTCAAGCAGCGAATTGCCGCGCAGCAGAAAATAACCCTCGATGTTCGTACCTGCATGACCCGCATTAACCAGGCGATATCTTACTTCAATGTGGATTGTAACGTAAGCATCAAGGTCTGGGAAAATGATTTTGCCAATAAGTACGAGGACCTTGCCAAGCTCTGTTCTGCCAAGCGCGACTATAAAATGCAGAAAGCCTGTATGGATCAAGCCCTGGAATGCCGCAGACGTGCGTCCGAACAGGCAGAGGCGGATAGAGATCTCGGAGTTGTGTTCCTCATTACTCCAGAAGTTACCCCGGAAGAATTAGGTTTTCAGAAAAAGAACCTCAAGGAAATTGCCGGCAAGTACAACCGCGGTTTTTACATATCTCTCATCGATGGTTTGCCTATCGAGAGTTCAGAAAAGAAACGATTGCTTCGTGATGCTGATATTCAGGAAGCGGAAATTGTGGAGGATCTAAGTGATGAGCCAACTGATTTTGAATGATAATACACTCGGTGAATTCGAGCATTACTACATGAACAACATGCAGCTGCTTGCCAACATCATCGACCCCAACATGCTTTTTGCCGAGGTTGCCCGTGCCGGAGGTAAGACCGAAGGTGTGACGGGTCCTCGCCTGATACGTGTTGCCAACGATATGCCGGGAGAGCTATCCTTCCTGGTTCACAAAACCTACGTGGCGCTGATGACCAACGTCTGGCCAAACATACAGGCATACTTCTCGCGTCAGGTAGTAGTGAACGGGCAACAGAGATCCATGCTGGAATATGGTATTGATTACGTAGTAGGAGAGAGCACGCTGCCTTCCCACTTCCGGAAACCCCGATATCCGATAGCCTATGCTAAGCATAGCGTGATATTCCGAAATGGCGCCCACCTTCAGCTCGTATCAAGCGACCAGCCGGAATCTGTTGCCGGTAGAAATGCCGTGCACGCTTTCGTTGAAGAAATGAAGCATAATAGTGGAGAAAAACTCAAAACCCGCCTGTTCCCGTCTTTACGTGGAGGTCCAGCCAATGTGCGCTGCTCTGCTTATTATGAGGGTGTTACGGGTGTGAGTGATACGGCTCGCGTCGACCTCGGCGAAGATGACTGGTTTGAGGATTATGAAAAGAAGGTGAACCCGAAACTTATCGAGGAGATTGCAACCGTTGCCCTGGAAGTTAACAGAAGTCTCTACCGTCTGTTCGTACTCAAGCAGCAGGAACGAGACTCGAAAGACCCTGTTCTCCTTGAGAAGATGCGACTTGAGTCTGTTAAGCTCAATGCCTTCGTGGCGAGATGGAAACCTCGTCTGGCAGATATGAGGCGTAATGCCATCTACTATATCCGTGCATCCTCCTTCTGCAACAAGGATATCCTAGGTCCTAAGTTCTTCAAGACTCAGTTGGACACTCTTGATACGGACGAGTTCCTCACGGCTATCTGCGCCATCCGTCACAAGGAGGTAACCAATAAGTTCTTCATTAACTACGACCACGCAAAGCATCAGTTCAAGGATAGCTATAAGTATGAGTCCATTCTTCGCCTGAATCTGAAGGATAGGTTTATCCTTACGGCAGAGTATCTTCTACATTACGATCCTCACGAACCGCTCTACATGGGATACGACCCTGGTAACTTCCAGTCGCTCATCGTTGCCCAGAAGAAAGATTACGGCAGGCGTCTCGACATCATCAAGGAGTTCTTTGCCTTCCTGCCCAAGGATTACAACGACCTCGTGGCAGAGGTACACCAGTTCTTCGGATCTGCGGCCGTAAATAAGACAATCTATCTCTATCCAGACCGCGCCGGCAACAAGCGCAGGGAGGAGCGGGAACAGATAACTACCGACTCGCTCAATCTGAAGGCTGCCCTGGAGTCGTACGGCTTCATGGTGATACTCTATAACGAAGATGCGCCGACGATATACCATTGGCAGCAGTTCAAGCTCTGCCAGATGCTCTTCGGCGAGCGCAGTCCGCTTCTGCCTGTCATCCGTATCGATGAGAATGAGTGCAAGAACCTCTGCTCTGCCATCATGATATCCCCTCTGAAGAAAACGGACGGGAAGATAGAACTTGATAAGAGTTCGGAGAAGAAACAGCAACTGAAGAATCAGGCAGGACTAACCACGCAGCTGCCTTCTGCGATGATTTACCTGCTTTACGGCCTTTATTCTGATGCCGTGAAGGCGGAATTAAGTACATATCCTACCGATTTACCGGACAATTTCGAAATATAGACGCAGAATAATGCTGCATTTCTGCAGTAATAATTTTCGCGGGCATATCAATAATTTACGGAAAATGAAAGGGTATAAATGCTAAAATACTGATAATCAGCCCAAGCGGACCGGCTGGAAGAAAAACTCCCAAAAACACCTTACCCAAACGAGCACGCACCGCTGGGAAGGGAAAGAGAGGTGCAGGCCTTACGATTCTCGGAAATATGACGGGGAACAGGTGCAGCCGGTCTTTTGCAGGGCGATAAATTTTCGCTATCTTCGCATCATTATGAGCAAGACAAGTAAGAACATCATCATGGATGGCATCACGGCACTCCAGTGGGCCAGAGAAATCAGTAAGCTTCCCGATGGGGAGTTTACCCTGGTTTTCTTTCCTTACTCCAGACAGAGAGGTGAGGCGAGCGCAAAGCTTCAGGTGCGCCGGCATTGCAAGTATCGGACCCAGTTGCCGAAGGAACGTTTCTCCATCGATGGAGAGAACTACCTTCTCTTTACAGACGAAGATGAAGAGCCAAAGATGTGCTATCGCATCCTCATCAGATACATGGGCTTTCCTCAAGACGGATTTAAACTTCACAAAATAAATTGGTTATAATTGGTTATGAAAGAATACGAAATTGATATGTATGGCAACGCCGGCATCTACCTTGCCGATGGCAATACCTTCACCTTCCAGCTAGGTGAAGGCGACTCCATCTTTGGTGCAGACCAGCTCTTCCAGTCGCCACTCCTGGAGTCTCCGTTCGGTGGCACGCTCTGGATGCAGCAGCATCATTATCTGGGTATACAGGGATACCAGGTGTTGATGCGTGGCTACAACAACCAGCAATGTGACGAAGTGACCAAGGAGATCAAGGAGAACCGACTGCTCCCTCGTCTCTATTCCAAGGAGATCAAGATGCTCTATGGCCATGGACTCGCCGTATACAAGCAGGCTATCGAGGATGGCAAGCTGGTACGCAAGTACGAGGAGCAGCCTGAAGTAATGGAATGGCTCGACTCCTGGAGTTCCCGCGGCATCCCTTCAGTTGAGGAGTTCTGCAAGACGTGCATCAAGAACTTCTATTACTTTGGCGACTTCTTCGTGAAGTGGCGCTTCACCCGAGGCAAGGTGATAGGTATGGGTAAGCCGGTGGCTGCGCTTGAGGCGATGGAGAACCGTTACTGCAGATTGGCAACTACCCGCCAGGATGTTGCTTCAGAATTGATTTCGTACGGAGACTTCAAACAGGTTGTAGTAGGGCGATTCTCCTATGGCTTATCGAGTTACTCGGTCTACCCAAAGTTTAGCTTTAACGAAGTTGACAACTACCGTTATGCTGCAATCTCTCATCACAGAGAGAAATCAGTAGACGAATTCTACGGAGCAAACGAGACGCATCAGGGAGCTCGCCCGTACATCCAAGGTAGCAACAAGACAGCCCGATACATTAACAGTTTTCTGAAAAACTCGCTGGCTGCAAAGGTGCATGTCATTATCCCTAACGCCTGGATCCAGAGCAAGCGCACCCAGATGACCAAGCTCTGCGAGGAAAATAAGCGACGCAAGGCGAAGGGCATGGAACTGCTGAGGTATAACGGTATCGATATCGGTACAGACTTCAAGGAGTCGTGCATGGTACGGTATGTTCGTGACGAGGTACGCAAGTTCAGCTCCTATCTGTCGGGTGCAGACAACCAGGGCAAAGGTTTCTCTTCCATCTCCTTCATGGATGCCCAGGGACACGAACAGTCGTGGAAGGTGGAAACCATTGACCTCAAGTATAAGGAATATATCGAGGCGCTCATTTCCTACGACAAGCGTACCGAACAAGCCCTTCTGTCTTCGGTAGGTCTCGATGCAGCCATATCTGCAGTAGATAAAGATGGAGTCATCTCGAAGAGTGGAAGTGATACCTATTATAATTATCTCATCTACATCATGTCGCTCACCTCGGAGGACGAAGTATGCGCAGAACCGCTCAACTGGGCGTTGCGCATGAACTTCCCGGAACTCTACAAGCAGGGCTGCAGGCTAGGGTTCTATCGCGAGGTTCCACAACGGCAGGAAGATATAACACCATCCCAACGACTTAACCAGCAACAGGCATGAACAAGAAATTTCAACTCAATAATCTCTTCACCAGTTATGCGCAGTTCTGCAACTGCGCACCTGGTGCAGATACAAGCGCCGACTTCGACAGCCTTCAAGGCTCTGCCGTAGCTGCGCGCAAACGTATTGTTGCCATCATCGGCAACAATACGTTCTCAGATATTGTCGGTATCGAGGAAGAAGAGAGTGGCATCAAGGATTTTCTCCGCGCTGCCATGGCGAACCTTACGCTAGCTACCCAGATTATCTTCGATGCCGTGAACCGAAGGAAGAACGATATCAATCTCTACAAGTACGAGATGGAAGGCATGAAGCGCTCCTATATGGAGAATTACTTTAATGCGATGGATTCGTTGATTTCCGAACTTACTGAAGAGATAAGTGCCGATGATCCTGCCGATATCCGTCTTGCCATGGAAGACTGGCGCAAGACCAATTACTACAAGATGCTCAGTAAGCTGAAGGTAGATACTGCCGATGAATTCGATGAAATTTATCCTATCGACCTCTCGTATCTCTTCTTTTTCCGCTGTGTTCCTCTCCAGAAGGAAGTGCTTGACGAAAGCATAGGCGCCTACTTCGACCGGCTCGAACAGGGAGGAGAGGACCAGACGTTTGCTGAGTTTGCCCAGAAGGCGCTGCCCATGCTGAAGCGTGCCCTGGTGAAGAAGACCGTGGCGAAGGCTCTCAGACGTTTCGATATCCTGGAGTTCCCTGCCACCATCCGCAACCTCTTCGATGACAATACCGCCACCCGCTCAGGCAGCGACGAGGCAAGCCGTGCGCTGCAGCTCGCCACACAGCTAGACGGGGAGGTGGAAGATCTGCTGCATAATGTGGATATGCTCCTCGATGCCCAGGAAGGAAACGATTTTCTTTCCTTCTCTGCCGAGAACCGTCCGGACGACAATATGTATTTAATGCCATAAGCTTATGAAAAAGACGATAACCGTAAGAGCAAACGGAATAGAACATGAAATTCCGAACTCGTGGGAACTACTCACTTCTGACCAATATCTGAAGCTGGTGGAGCTGCTTTCTCTCATGGAGAGTGGGCAGTTTTCTCCAGGTGCTGTGAAATGTCTGTTCCTCTGCTACATGAAGGGATGGAACCTGAACAAGATTAAGCGCGATGAGCGAACCCTGGAGAACTTTATGTCTATAGCCAGTCAGCTCTCGTTCATCTTCCAGGAGAAAGATGATAAGTTCGTGCTCGATCTCTGTTTCTGCCGGCAGCAGTTGCCGATTATCTTTATCGACAAGAAAGCCTATTATGGCTACGAGGTCAATACAGATTTCAAGTCGCTCACCTGTTCGCTCACGGCCCTTCAGTATATCGAGGCGCGCCAGCTGCTCGATATGGGCGAGGAAAGTCTTCCTCTGCTGGCTGCGATACTCTACTTCGACAAGGAAGCATATTCCTCGGAAGAGGCGCAGAAACTCGCTCTGAAGTTCAAGAAACTGCCTGTCAACACACTCCGGGCGATAGCTCTAAACTTTACTGCAGTAAATAATTTCCTCTTCTCGAAGACTGAATTTTCCCTGCTCACCAAGTTTATACCCAAGGAGGGCAGCAGTATTACTACCGATGCAACCGATGCGCTCTACGATCTCTCCAAGGATGGGCTGGGTAATGCCCGTCAGGTAGAACAGCTGAACGTGCTTACCTATCTCCGCATTCTCAGGAAGAAGACCATCGAGGGTGTAAAGAGCCTGAAGGCTACCGGTATGGAGTTGGCCAAGATAGCAGACGAGGTAGGGCTACCTCTGGAGATAGTTAAAAAGATTATATAACTAAGGCAGGGAAACAACCTCTCTGCGACAAAATTATAAAAGCCTATGTTATTGGATTTATTCGAATATTTTGCCAAGTTTCCTGCTACTGCAGGAGTTACGAAGGGTATTGCCAACAAGGGCGAGAGTAGTATGGAAGAATATGCTACCGTGCTCAAGGTAATCAAGGAGATGCCCGAGAAAGAACTGGTTCCGGAGATAGAAAACTACGTTTACGGCCAGTCGTTCGACGAACTGAAGCAACGCATCGATAAGCTTACCGGTTCCTTCCTGTTCGTAGATTACGGAGAAGTGGATATGCAGAGCGATGGGCGCAGGAGTTTCCAATGTACCCAGCGTATAGCTGTAACGGTAGCGATGAAGTTATCTGCTCATGCCGATATGCTCGAGCGAGTCATAGCAAACGACCGCACCCTTCAGATGCTTTCGAAGGTTCATGCCCGTATCATGGCAGATGTGGAGACGGAAGGACTCTACTGGATGGACCGGGAGAGTATTACTACCTGCGAGATTATTCCGTTCGTATCTGCAGAACTCCAGAGCTACGGCTGGACCCTCATGCTTTCGGCCACAGGTGCAGATATCCTGGATGTTCACCGGCTGTCGCGACAGATGGTGCGCTAGCGTCCTTTGCGGTTCCGGAATATTTGTGTAATTTTGCAATGTCTAAAAAACATAAGGCCGAAATGTTATGAAACAATATAAACGAAATATACCGATGATAGCAATCACCTCGCTCCCTCTGACGGCTGTGTCGGAAGGGTTCCAGTATGTGTATCAGGACTGGGAGTTTGCCAAGTGGATAGCGATAGCCATCTCTATCGATACCTTCCTTGGTGTTTGGAAGCATCTTATCCACAAGGATGCGTCTAGCGAATCCTTCTTCTCCAGGTTCACGAAGAAGATTGTAATCTACATCTTCCTGATGATCCTGAGTAATTTTGCAAGTCATGCCACCGTAGAGGGCTCTACTGTCGGCGCGATGCAATGGATAGGAACTTACATCTGCGTGTTCATGATGGTACGCGAGATATTCTCCATTATTGAAAACATACAGGCTATATATCCGATATTTCCGAAGAACTTCGTAAAGCGCATGAAGGACTTTAACGACAAGGGAGATTACATCGGCGGCGGGCCTATCAACTTTTCAGAAAAAGATGCGCCCGATGATGCATCATAGGTATACATTATTATAATATATATAAAGATATGGCAAGTAAAACTCAATTAGCCTTCGCCCGTCAGGTGTATGCTGCGGCCGTGGAGGCAAAAACAGAAATAGATCCTGCCTTCGTTACTGCCCAGGCGATGCTCGAGACAGGATGGGGTGCAAGGGTTATCGGTAAGGCTAACCTCTTCGGTATTACCAAGGGCAGCCAGTGGGACGGAGATATCGTCATGGTGAAGACTCACGAATACTTCAAGACTCCTAAACAGAAGTTCAAGGAGCCAGACCGTATCGTATCCGTGTGCAAGGTAGCAGGCAAAAATCTCTGGTATTATACCGTGATGCGTGCCTTCAAGGATTTCGACTCTATAGGAGACTGTCTGAAGGAACATGAACGTCTCTTCCAGAAGCCGGGCTATAAGGATGCCTGGCCATGCCGCAAGGACCCGTTCAAGTTTGCCCAGAAGATATGCGACGGGGTAGGGTGCAAGTACGCTACAGATCCTACGTACCTCACCACCATTACCTCGATTATCAAGACGATCCGGCGGAAGTGTGTATAAGTTTTAAGTGTTTTGTTGTTATTTGTTGTTATTTTTGTTGTGAATAGGTTTATAGGTTTTATTAAGGTTATTTTTCTCGTGCTGATTCCGCTCGCCCTGGTTGTGGCATTCAAGGAGTGTCACGACCTCAGGGGCGAAACGGAGCGCACGAAAGAGAATCAGGATATCCTCCTTCACAACGGCAAGGTAGAGATAGGCCGCACGCAGTCAGGCAGGCCAAGAGCTTCCGTGCCAGCCATCACGTTGAAGACGTCTGATCTGAAACGCAGTCCGGACTCTCTCCTTGCCGTTAACAGGAAGGAACTCAAGATAAAGAACAGCCGGATCATGGCGGCAGCTACAACCTCTGCCACCACCCAGGTAGACGTGAAGGCAGCCATCCGGCCGGTTCCTCACGATACATGCAGTCGGCTTCTTTCCGGTTCCTACCGACCGCCCGACGTCTCGCAGACGGTTTCCTGGAGTGATTCGTGGATAACCCTGCGGGGCGAAATCGAGGGTGACAGCATGCAGGTGCATATCGAGAGTCGCGATACCCTCCAGATGATTGTTCATCGTGTGCCGAAGAGGTTCCTCTTCTTTCGTTACGGGACAAAGGGTGTGCGCATGGAGGTGGTGGGTCAGAACCCGCACTCCAGGCTCTCTTATCCCAGGATTATTATGTTTAGAAAATAGGTTTAAGTGTTTATAGGTATAGTTTGGCTGAATTTTATATTAGATGTATCTTTTTTATACTCATGATTATTAGTTATAGTAATATGATCTTCTAACATTGCACAAGCGTGTGTTCTAATTCTCATATGGAAATCTATCGTTCTTGTTGTAGAGTACGGTTTTCCAAGTTTATAAAGTTATCAAAATTATCAGGAAGCCCCGGTGCGAGATGCATCGGGGCTTTTTTCTTGCTGTTTTCTGAAAATTTCCCGCTCATTTTCTACCTTTTCACATACAGAAAGCTTAAACATAGTTAATACTACGATTTTTCGTATAAAATATTTGGCTACTACGAAAAATAGTAGTATCTTTGCAGAGTCTTAAAATAAAACGATATGAAGAAGATTTTAGTAACAGAAAAAGAGGAAGAACTGATAGAAGCTATCAGAAATTTCCGGAAGTCATACCCTAGAGGTAACCCACAGTTATTATGGTACGCTCAGCAGCTGTTTGATGAGATGATTGAGCCACCAGAGTATTACACCAAGTATTAACAACAGCCTTCCCTTCGGGGAGGGCATTAAAAGCATAAGATTATGGAAGTAACAATGAAGCAGGCTAAGGACAGCACAGTAAAGCAGCGCATACAGGATATCCAGATGACGGTATCATGGCGCGAGATAGCACATACCTATTTCGGAAAATCGGCATCATGGCTTTATCATAAGCTCGATGGTATTGACGGAAATGGTGGTGTAGGCGGTTTCACCGAAGAAGAGAAGGTTATGCTCCGTGGAGCACTTTGCGATGTTTCCAATCGCTTGCGTGCGGCTGCGGACAGGATATAATGAGGCTGGGGTCATCGTTCCCCATAAGACAGAAGTCGCCATAGCCTTGTGGCGCATTGCAGTTAGCATAGCTAACATGTTCAATAACTCAACTCAGCCCCGGTGCAGCAATGCATCGGGGCCTTTTCTTGCTGTTTTCTGAAAATAATCAGCAAAATGTTTGATGGTTTCGAAGAAAAGTGCTATCTTTGCAGGCGTAATGATGACATTGAACTAAGGTTGTGTGCGGATTGAGCAGAGTTTGTACATAACAAGTGAAAAGAAATACAGCTGTGTGGCTCGTGCTGAAGGACTGCTCTCCGGATGCACGAGCCCTTTTTTATTGATTATGAAACCAAACTACAATGAGGATGGTTGCCCAGAAGATCCGAACAGTTATCCGGATACTTCAAGTCACGGGGAGAATCCCAAGAAAAGATAAGGTCAGCATGATGACCGTAGTCGTTGCACTCACTATTACAGAGGCGATGATTGCGGTCATCGCTCGTTTTACGTATCGGTTCCTTCTGTTAAGGCAGGCGCGGTTATACTCTGTGTCGTTATGAGTGCGCCTGATGGATGATATTACGAGATGGTGTAGGTATTCATCGTTTGCCTTTCCTTCATCCTGCAAGCCCTTGTTCATGGCCACGTCTACCAGGTCATCTCTCAGCATCGTGGCAGCATTATCTCCCAGCGCCATGAAGTCGTGTACCCACATTACCTTACAGAACAGAATGAGCAGCGCCGTTCCGGTTCCTACCCATAAAGGGAGTGTGATTGTTATCAGCACCATGGTCATCTTTTCCGTGGCAAGGAAAGCCGTGAGGGCCATGAATACCGTCATGATGAAGCCTGCCAGCGTATAGTTGCGGTCGGTTGACTTGCGGTACTGCTCCAGGATGCTGCTGGCTCTCTGGTCTGCCCGTTCCAGCGCAAATCTGGCAAGCTCCATGCTGGCAAAGGAGGCTGCCTTGTTACTTATTATCTTTTCCATACCTTATATATATTAATAGGTGAAACATTTCTTTCTTGCAAAGATACACTTTTTCCGCTTATTTCCCGTATCAAGATGTTAAAAATGAGTTAAACATAAAAGAAAGTTTATGTTTTATTCGGTTATTAAAAGAATTTTATGTATCTTTGCATCGTGAATAGATAACTAGATGTTTAACAATTTAATTTTAAGCGTATGACACAAAAAGAGTTAGAGCAAGAAATTAAAAGAAAGGAAGACGAAATCAAGGCCCTTCTCGAACTGAAAGACTTGGTCTTCGATTACGAGAGACAGATTGATTTGAGACTCGCAGACCTTTCTAAGCTCTACAAGCAAAGAAAAAACTAAAAAGTCCTCCCCTAAGGGGGAGGTTCTTTAAACAATATAAATATAAGAATATGGAGCATATTAAAGAATTAATGGCAGAGTATATGGCATTGGCTAGCAAGCAGGATGTCAAGAGCAAAGAGCGCAGAGACGAGATTCATCGCTATCTCAGCGCAAATGCTACGGAGGAGGATAAGAAATATATTAGTGAGGTGGTTGTAGATAGAGTAGCAAACCTGAAGCTGGAGGTTGCCACTTTGCGTGAGCAGCTTGCAGAGGAAGATTATAAATTGCTTCCACTAAGATACATCGCACAGAAATACTTCGGTAAAAGCGCTGCATGGCTCTCTCAGCGTCTCAATGGCTCAGAGGTTCGTGGTCATGCTTATACGCTCAATTCCGAGCAGAAAGATATTTTCAATCGTGCCGTCCAGGAGATTGGACAACGCATTAGCTCTTTGCAGTTAGCATAGGGTTATCTATTCACACATCAGCCCCGGTGCAGCAGCGCATCGGGGCTTTTTCATTCCCTTTACCCCTCATTTTTATGCTCTACAGCATATTTAAGTGTTAATTATTCTCATCGTGAGAAAATTTCCCGATTTTTATTTGGCGGTTCCGGATTTTCTTCTTACCTTTGCCAACGGTTATAAGACGATAGTAAACTATCCGGCAAGGCGTCCGTTATCGCCTATGGCTTCTGGCCGCAGGCTTTTTTTATGCCTAATCGGGAAAAATATTTTTCCTAACTGGGAAAATATATTTTCCTAACTGGAGAAATAATTCTCGCAATAAATGGCGGCTGCATGAACCGTAAGATTTCATTTGTCCTTCCGGATAAGTCATCGTCTTATAACCAACGGGGAATGCAGCCGCCACCCTTTTGTACAATCGGCTGTTAATGGTTATAAGATGATGCAATATGCAGAATTCTATTTTAATTAGTGATGCTCAGGTGCGCCCTGCAGGCATCAGCGTAGAGGAGGGCATGAAGGCCCTCAAGTGTGAAATCAGGAAGCTCGCCAAGACCAAGAGCGAGACCTTCTCCTACCTTTGCGGGGAGGCGGTTACGTATGGCGAAGTAGCTATGACCATGGCAGGTTTCTTCGCCTTCATGGCAGTAGCTGTATTAGGTGGCTTCATTATGGGAGGGGAGGTGATGTAGTTATGGCAAAGATTGATATGCTTACAGATGTAGCGGAACGTCTTGCCGAGTACAAGATGTTCTATCCCGACGCCACGATTACCCGTGTAGGCTTCGAGGATTGCAATTCTATCTCTCACGAAGATGGTCTGAAGCTGAGTGAACAGGTATGCCACATGACGCATAGCGGTCTGCTGCAGTTCATGATATTCAAGAACAGGATGTATATCTTCAAATCGAGAGAGTTTCTGAAGGTTGCTGCCGGCTTCAAGAATGGAGCCAAGGTAAGATTCCATGATCCGCGCACGCCCGATGACCACCACGAGAGCGTAATGCTCGCAGACGGAATGCGCTATGATGGCGGCATTCCTTTCATCTGGACCGAGAATAGCGATGCCGACTGCTTCATGGAGTGCAACACCTTCGCGGTATATTGGCGGCCGGTAGAAGAAATGAGTGAAAAATAGCCAAACATCACTCATATGTTTGTCCTTTGACGTAAAGCAAAGATTTCGTACCTTTGCACCGAGAATTTTAACACAAATGTTTATGTACAACTTAATTTAAATTGATGATTATGGAGAATAATAATAATCAGGAACAGAATACCGCTACTCAGACAGCGCAGAACTTAACATCAGGTAATACCGGCACGCAGGATAAGCCGCTCACAACAGAGGGCTTCCATACGCTGCTTGCAGCCAACACATTTGAACTCTCGAAGGCGAGAATAGCCTACGCCACCGAGATTGCCGACCTTCAGCAGGAGTATGATAACACCATGGACACCATACTGGAGAAGGAGCACCAGGCGAACTATGAACTCCGTGAAGCCCGCGAAAAGTTCGAGAAGGCCAAGGAGGAGTATGAACTGTTCCTCAGAGAGTTGAAGAAAGAGCGCAACGAGGCCGGGCGAACCCACAACGAGGGCAAGGCAGAAGCCAAGAACCGCTGGGCTGCCGTCAACGAGCAAATTCAGTCCATCCGCCACAACATCTTCGAGCGCTATAGAAATTCTGTGGGGGCACTCTCACAAGGTACCGAAGGACTCCTGCACCCAGCCTGGACCAAAGACAAGAAAGGAGAAATGAGCGATGAAGAACGATAGAAGCAGAAGAAGGCATATCGCCAAGCTGACTACCAAGGACATCAGCAAGTGCCAGTACTTCATGAATATAGGCAAAAAAATGAACGCCCATAAGGTGGAACTCAAATTTCAGAGAGCCAACAAAACTATTGGTTCTGTTGCATTCATCGAGGATGCTCCACACAAGCAGACTGTTATCCGATGGCATGATCATCGCTACTATGCACTTCGATTTGGAGCTAAAGAGGCTAAGCCACTCAATATGACTTTGGCCAAGTGGAAATCCATGAACAACGGATAAGGGTCTCCAGAGAACAAGCCAATCAGTAACAATAATAATTAAACTAGTAAATTATGGAAAATCAGAATAAAGATGCTGCAGCTAATGTTGCAGCCAACGTGGAGGAAGAAAGAATGCACCCTATCTTTGAGGAGTGCGAAGTAATGGTTGCCGGCAAACCAGCACGTGAACACATGCTCAGCATGAACGGCATGTACATCTCGGGCATTACCGATGAACAGCTCAAGGAGATGCACGAGAAGCTTACGGAGCTGCTCACTGGAGAGAAACCTGCCAAGTATTTCTATGGAGAGGGTTCCATTCCTCTCAAGAATGGCGATGTATTTTGCAAAAGAGACTTCGTGATAAAGACGGATGGAGACAAATTCCCGTTGATGTATGCGCTTAATCATGTATTTGCGGATTTTGTAGCTGCCGAGCATACGAAGGACATCGACGTAAAGAATGCGCATATCACTTGTTGCTTCGAGATAAGCGAGGAGGATTACGAGGCATATCTGAAGGCTCGCGCGAAATAGATTTTTTTGGTTATTTTACTACATAAGACTTCTAAGTAAGTTTGAAATTTTGCCGAAGGTGGTTGCCCGTGAGGGTAGCCATCTTTTTTCTTAGCTATAAATTTGGTTTTTCAGAAAAAGTGGTGTATCTTTGCACCCGAGAATTAGTAACACATTAAAATATATAGATTATGTTAGATACTTTCTTTGGCTTCGTGCAGTTCGTGTCGTTCGTGATTGCGCTTGTTCTTGGACCGTTTGTTGTCGGCTCGAGGATGTTTGCAAAATGGCTTGTTTATCTGACTTTATGTACCATATTTACTCCTTTGTTTGGAATACTTATATACGTAAAGTTCTTCAGGTACTAGTCCTTTGCCATATGCTCGCCTGTTATTATATTTGCATTGCTAATTAGTAATGTATAAAGAATATGGTAACAGACAGTCTTGTTAAAAAGAAATTTGTTCACGAGACTCTTCAAGAAGGCATCCTGAAGATATACTCCACACAGGAGAACGTGGTGCGCAATCATTATAAGCGCCGTACCGGCAGATTGCTCACCACGCTTTCCGCTCACTCGTTCGACAGCCAGATATCGGGCGAAAACCGCACCATCTTTGTGCGAATCCTTCCTTATCTCCGTTTCCTCGATATGCAATACCGCCAGCGCAACGACCGCATCAGCAAGTTCAAGCGCAGGAACCTTGCACTCTACAACCGTGTGGTATGGGGCGTGCTCTATCACGAGACGTTCCCTAAGCTCCGTTATGGCTTCACGGATGAGATACGCCAAGGCATCCGTCAGGAACTGGAAAAGTCACTCAACCCTCAAAAATCATAAGTTATGGCAAGTAAACATTTAACGGAAGACGAAATTCGCTATACCGTCGATGTGAAGACGGCAGCAGCCCAAAAGGAAATATACCGACTGGAGCAGCAGAGCAAGAAGCTGCGCTCCGAGAACAAGGCACGACTCAGCCAGATGATTCAGCTGGAGGCAGCTGGCAAGAAAGAGACTGATACCTACAAGAACCTCAAGAAGCAATATACCGAGACTGGTAAGGAAATTCGCAACCTTACCTCTCAGATAGGCGAGCAGACCAGTAAACTCAATGTGCTTGATATGACTATTAGTCAATTGAAGAAGCAGCAGAAAAGTTTGCAGAAGGAATTTGAAAATACCTCAAAAACGCTCAACCCAGAACTTTATGGTATATTGGAACAAAAGTTGCAAGAGGTAAGCAGTAGAATGGCTGAATTGAAACAGAACGCTAAAAGTTTTGGTGAACTTGCGGCTAGCGACCAAGCTAACGGAATGCTATATGGTAACATGATGACCAAGGCAGCAGAACTCTTTGGTAGTTACGCACAAGGTTTCAAAGATTCCGTCAAGGAACTTATTGATGGTGGCTTGGAGATGGCAGAAACCGCCGATGGTGTGACCAAGGCTTTCAAGGATATGGATCAGCCTGACCTCTTGGAGAATCTTCGTAAGGCAACCAAGGGAACCGTAAACGATGTTCAGCTGATGACGGCTGCCGTAAAGGCTAACGATTTCCGCATTCCGCTGGAAGATCTGGGCAAGTATCTAGAGTTTGCACAGCTGAAAGCCCAGCAGACGGGTCAGTCGGTAGACTACATGACCGACAGCATCGTGACCGGTCTCGGCCGCAAGTCTCCGTTAATCCTCGATAACCTGGGAATCTCTGCAGCAGAAATCTCGGAGAAGACCAAGGAGACGGGCGACTTCATGAAGGCTGTGGCAGAGATTGTAGATACCCAGCTGGCTGCGGCAGGAGAGACCTATATCAGCGCAGCCGACCGGGCAGCCCAGAAGACGGTAGAACTGCAGAACGCCCAGAAGGCTCTGGGAGACGAAATCCTCCCGCTCAAGGAACAATGGGATGATGCCTATGCAGATATGCAGCTGAACACCATCAGTCTCATTTCCTGGTGTGTAAAGCATCAGGGCGTGGTAAAGACGCTCGGCATTCTGCTCACAGCCTTCACGGTTGTAGCGATTGCCACCAGTAACGCCATCAAGACGAATATCGTTGTAACCAAGGGTGCTGCCGCAGCCCAGCAGGCATGGAACGTAATCTGCGCTACCGGAACCGGACTCATGAAACTTCTGCAGGCGGGCTTCCTCCTGCTTACAGGTAGGGTTACCCAGGCAAAGGCAGCATGGGCATCGATGAACGCCACCATGAAGGCAAGCGTCTTCGGCCTGATTGCTGCAGGAGTAGCTGCACTCTCTCTAAAGCTCTGGGATATGCATAAAAAGCAGAAGGAGGCTGCCGCATCGGCTAAGGAACTGGAAACCATGGAGCGAGATTTGAACACCCAGGTGAACGAACAGACCGCCAAGGTGAAACAGCTCAACGAAACCATGCGCAACGAGAAAATCTCCATGGACCGCAGAAGGGAGGCTCTCAATGAACTCAAGAAGATTATTCCTGGTTATAACGGACTGCTCTCTGAAGAGGGAAGACTTACCAGAGACAACAAGAATGCCATCGATGACTACCTGGTTTCTCTGGAGAAGGAGATCAAACTGAAGGCATACAAGGATAAGTTGGTGGAACTGTACAAGCAGAAAAGCGACCTGGAAGATAAGAGGGATGAGCAGGATAAAACCTATCATGACGCCAAGACAGACAACATCATTCACCCTCAGAACGGCTTTATCCGTGGTGTCTCCAAGTTCTTCGGTACAGATACGGAAACAAATGCCGCGAAGGCGCTCTACAAGACTGAGCAGCAGATAGACCGCGTAAACGGAAAGATAGACGAGCTGAACTCCAAGATTGCGGATATCGGTATTGTGACTCCTAAAAAAGCCAGAGGAAACGGCGGTGGCGGCGGTGGCAGAACGGGCAATCATACCGGAGCAGGTGGCCATACCGGAACCACAAACACCACCTCCAAGCCTAACCCCGATGATATCGCATCGAAGAAGTTTTCAGAAAACCGACAGGCAGATATCGATGCCGCCAATCAGGATTACCAGCAGGACGTGAACAACTGGGAAATGGCTCTCGCTCGGAAGAAGGTGTCTCAAGAGAAGTATGACCTCGCCATGCAGGCTCTGAAGACCCAGCATACCGCCAACATCCTCGCCATCGAAACCTCGTATAGCGAGCAGTCGCAGAATATCGGAATTGCGGATGGCGCAAAGAAGAAAGCGCTCCAGGATAAACAGCAGGCGAACCTCCGGGCTGCAGAACAGGCTCATTTCGAGCAGCAGGTAGCAGTAGAACAGGCTTACCAGGATGCCCTGGCAAAGGTGATGGAGCAAGGGGAGACGCAGCAGGAACTGACCCTGGAGCAGCAACGCGACCAGAAACTGGAAGTTCTGAAGGGATATTATCAGGCTGCGCTCAACATGGCCAAGCAGAACGGGGAAGATACTGCACAGCTGGAGAAGGCATATAAAGATGTGCAGATTCAGATAGAGAAGGAGTATATCACGAAACAAAAAGAACTGCTTGACGAACAGGACGAAAAGAAAAAACAAGCTAGGCAGGCTCTCGGTTTTGACCAGCAGAGCGAATACGACCGGCAACTGCAGCAACTGAAGCAGGCACTCGACAACCAGTATATCACTCAGGAGGAATACGAGGAGAAAGTACAGGGGCTGAAGAGAGGGTCCTTCATGAAGCAGGTTCAGCTCTATACAAACCTCTTCAGTAATGCCGTGACTTCGCTGCAGAATGCCGAGATGGCGAATGTAGACGCCAAGTATGACGCAGAGATTAAGGCTGCCGAGGGCAATACGGCACTCCAGGAGAAACTGGAGAAGAAAAAAGCCAACGAGAAGCTGAAGATACAGAAGAAGTATGCTGACGTAAACTTCGCCATGCAGGTAGCTCAGATTATCTCTAATACTGCAGTATCTATCATGAAGGCGTACAGCGAGTTGGGCCCGATTGCCGGAAGTGTTGCTGCAGCTCTGATGGGTGTGACCGGTGCAGCCCAGCTGGCTGTAGCAAATGCTGAGCGCCAGAAGGTGAAGCGTATGACCCTCAACGGATCAGCTAGCGGAACCAGTTCTGCCGGTTCCCGTGTGGCAAGCGGACGCGAGAGTGGCGGACGCATCGACGTAGAGCGCGAGCAGGATGGCAAACACTTCAACGCCGAGTATGCACCAGGTAAGCGCGGGTACGTAGATCATCCTACCGTTATCGTAGGCGAGGGACCTAGAGGCAGGAGCAAGGAGTGGGTGGCATCGAATGCAGCCCTGGAGAACCCTACCATCGCTCCGCTCATCAACCTGATGGATGCAGCCCAGCGTGCCGGACAGATAAGAACCTTCGATATGAGCAAGTATCTGATGGCCATGCAGGGCAGGGCGCTGGGTGGAAGCATCGCCCGCCAGTCTGCCCGGATCAGTCAGGAAATCGCTCCGGGAGGGGCAGATTTTTACGTCCGGACGCAGGAATCTGCGCATCGCGATGCAGGAAATGCTACGTCGGGACGCAATAATGACGAGCTCCTGGAACTGCTCAGAGAGCTCAAGAGAGACGGAATTCGCTCGTTTGTATCACTCTCGGATCTGGACGCCAAGCAGGAATTGCGAAACCAGGCGAGAAAATTTGCTAAAAAATAAAATCTTCTGAACATGAAAATAACAAATCTGGATAAAGGAAAGGCCTACCAGCTTGGTGAAAACGCCAAGCTGGAGGTAGAACGTACCAACCCGTTCTTCAACGATTACGGGGAAACGACCTCCCCGCTGGATATTCCGGCAAGCGATTACAACCGCATGATACTGAACTATCCCGATACCTTCGGTATGAGGGATAAGATGGTGGCTGCGAACGTAAGCATCGAAGACGGCGAGTATTTCGCCCAATGTAGGCAGATTGTTCTCTCGGCACAGCATAAGGGAAACATCTCCTCTTCATTCTATATCAACGACGGATCCTTCTACTCGAAGATACAGAATGTAAAGCTGAAGAGCATCTTCAAGGACGAGATGATACCGGGGTGCACAACCGTAGATGAGTGCATCAGGTTCTGCAGATCTCTCGTAGGAGGTGAGAACGAGAACTATGATATCTTCCCGGTTCTGCTTACCGACGATTCTGGCATGGATAAGGGATATACCTATAAGATACTGAACAAGCTGGGTATGAGAACTAAACTTCCTAATGCCAAGTACTGGAGATACAAGGAAGGTGGCGGCTACGAGTATGTGACTGCCCCGGAAGAACAAGGATTAGTTCTCTGCAACATGTGGTCCAATACCTTCTGGAACGCATATCCGGATACGGAATATGTAAACGAGATACCAATCAGTCTGGATAAGGGCTATTATATATCTCCGTTCATCCGTGCCAACTACGTTCTCAAGCGTGTTTTTAAATACTTCGGTTATGACCTCAAGGAGAATTTCTTTACCAGGACGGAACCATTCAACAAGATGGTGTTGCTTAATAATGTGATAGACGTGATGGTGAACGGACATATCCGCATCGAGGATCTTCTTCCGGACGTGTCGGTATCAGATTTCCTCTCAGTTTTTCGGAAAAAGTTTCTCTGTGAGTTCGTGTCTGACGAGGGAACACATACTGCAGATATCATCTTCCTGAGAGATGCGGTAGATAGCGTTCCAGTTGCGGATCTCACCCGTCAGATGACCGAAGAGCCTACCTTATCTTATAAGACTGCATCCGATTACAAGCGCGTGGTCCTGCGTGCGAAACACCAGGTAGATAGCGATGCAGAAGACAGCTATGACAATATCAAGGATATGATAGCGAATAATTCTGGCGCCTACTTCAGCAACGAAGAAGGCTGTTTCTACAAGGACGGATTTTCCGGCAACTATAAGGTGAAAGCCAAAATAGGGGAGTGTTCCCAGAGTTATGATGCCGGCGAAGATGATATTGATACGCAAGACGTGGAGATACCGGAGATGATACCGGAAGTAAGAATGCTGCAGTATAAACAGGAAGCGGACGGAGAGACTATCACGAGAGATATGGGCAGATGGCTGTATATCGGAGATTACGCTACGCTCAACTCTTCGATGAAGGTGGCAACGGAAGACAACTCAGAAACCAGCGAAGATGCAGTCACAACTCCAGTCATGCTCGCCTTCCCATACATGGGAACCGATGACATGCCTTGCGGAACCGTGACGGCATACGATATCCATGTATCAGTTTCTGATAAATTTGGTACGCATCGGCCAGGAAATCCTACACCCCGGAAACTGTTCGACTATTCCCTGGTATATAATGGCGAGGATGGCATTTTTGAGAAGTTTTACCGGCAGTATGATCTCCTGCTCAGAAATTCACTCCAGGAACTCAAGGTAAAACTGCTCCTCTCCCAGTCGCAGAAGCAGAACCTTCCTTCTTACGCAAAGGTTGTGATCAGAGGTGTGAGTTTCTTCTTCAACAAGCTGAAGTTTACCCTCGGAGGAAAGAGCGAACCAACGGAAAGCGAGCTCAGAACCATCGCTCTCACTACTCCTGTTAGCGAGGCGAAGAGTCTGGAAGCCGTAATGCCGGCGATGAACTGCAAATATGAGTGGATCGGATTCGAAGAGACGGTAGAGGTATCTAAGGGTGATTACTGGAATTCCGGAGATAACCGGGACCGCACATTCAAGATTATCTATCCTCCTCTCCCTTCAGCTGAGTACGTTGGCCAGAAGTATGGCCTGCAGAAATCATACGTAAGCCAGAAAACCCGACACGCAACGATGTTCCGTCACAGTAAATGGGTGTATCATTGTACGACCGTCTGGTTGGAATGCATACCGATTTCGTAGGGTTTTGTCCTTTGGTATATACCTGTATTATCTTAACTTTGCAAATATGACCAAAGCTATTTTAAGATGATACAGGTTTTATTATATCCAGATGCTCTGAGCATGGTAGGCTCCATGAATGCCTTCGAGATATACTGCAGCTCGAAGACAGATGTGGTTTTCGCCCTACGGTATCAAGGCTCAAGCACAAACATCGTTCAGCATACCTATACGCCGAACGATAAGAACCGAATTACGTTGTCCGTCAAGGATATCATCCTTCCTCTGCTCAGTTTCGAGGTGAAGGACAGTATTGAACCTTATATCCAGCCGAACATCATGAAATCCTTTACGGCAACGGTTTACGAGGTTGGCAGCGAAGGCAGCAAGAAGGAATTCACCTTCTCCGTGATACGTGCCGGAGTAGACCGTTTGGCAGATTCGGCAGCAAATTTTCTGAAAACCAACTTCCTCACCTGGCAACCGCAGACGAAGGGGGTAACCTATTACTCTCCGGAATTTCTCACTTACTATGCAGCTGAAGCTAGCGAGGTGAAGTGTAAGGCATATATACCGGCCGGACACGGCTACGAAGAGAAGGTATTGACGCTGGCAAGCCTGGAGGCAGGAAAAGTATATACTGTTCCGGTACAATACGCCATCATCGCCAAACTATTAGGCGATGATGGCATTCTGCCCCATGTTTACGAAATCTGGGTAGAGCAGGCTGGAGAGCGGGTTACCTACGTACAGCAATACTATGCCAGCGATATGAAGAGCGAGGAAGAAGAGTGGTTCCTCTTCGAAAATTCGTTGGGAGGTGTAGACTGTTTCCGCGCTTACGGCAACAGCGAAAATACTGCAGAACATACCCACAATGTGGCAGAAATAGAGGAAGACTCTGAGGAATATCGCGTAGATACCACCCGCAAGTTTAAGAAGAATACCGGGTTCCTGGACAAGAAGGAGCGCCTGTGGATGCTCGATTTCTTCCCGTCTCTGGGTAAGTATGTTTACCATGGCAATTCTCTTCGTAAGATAACCGTTACCGATAGTGACGTGAACTACGAGGCGAAGGAGCTGCCTTCGAACTACACCTTCACATATAAATATTCAGATGCCCGTCCGTACCTGAATATTTCGCGCTCGGAAGTAGGAAGCTTCAAGCAGCTGGATATTCAGCTGCCGGATCTGGGAAATTTTACTATCGCCCCGCGACTTGTTGAATGCTCAAGGTTGACGCTCAGTAGCGGGGCTCTCTTCCCGGTTCAGAACCCATATTCAGAAGAGTGGGGAGTAACCACGCTGGCAGCTATCTTTACCCACTTTGTAGGGCAACTGTCCAGTTCTTATACTGGCGGAGGTGGCGTTGGCCATAGTCATAAGAATATCGATGTGCTGGACGCACTATCGGAATTCAACGGATATATTACCTATCTCGACAAGAAAATCAAGGCAGGATATGCCGATGAAACCGATGATTTTTCTGAAAATGGCAAGGCTAGCAGGAAGATTCTCCGCAAGGATATCGAAGATACGGCAAGCGCTCTGATTAAGTTTCTTTCAGGTGCACAGTTTGGAGGTTTTATTCCTGGAATACTTACAGGTTCGGGAGGACGTATCGATGAACGTGGAAACGCTGAGTTTGAGAGTATCACATCCCGAAGCTCTATCATAGCAAAGGAACTCATCGTGAACCGACAGACTGCCATGGAAAGCAATTTCGTCTTTACAGAGAGCGGTATGGTTGAGTCGGTGACGGAGATTCCTGCGGCAACGGAAGGTGGTAACGTGACCTACGACTTGAAGCTTCAGAAACGATGGGATAACGACTTTACGTCATTCAAGGAGAATGATGTTGTCTTGGCTTCCATCAATACCTTAGCCGAGAATGGCAAGTATTATGATATGTGGCTGCGAGTACTATCTGTTAATACCGTAACGAATACCATTACGGTTGTCTGCTATCCCGACAATGAATGTCCTAGCAAGAAGAACTATCCACCTTGCGAGCTGGCAAGATTAATACGATGGGGAAATGCCGTGGACGAAGAAAGACAGAGCTGCTGGTATATATCATCGTCTGAGGGGTTGCTTGTATGGCTCGACCACGTTACAAAGCCTATCATTGACAAGACGAATTATTCTCTTGCGATGGGTAAGCTGCCAGATGCACTATCGTTCCTCTTTCAAGACTTCCCTACTGCCAACAAGCGTGATGGAGCGTTCTATGCTAAGTGGATGATGGCTGCATCATTCCAGCAGATAGACTATCAGGGCAACCCAATCTACACGACAAGAGACAGAGGTGTGTGGAGCTTGGCTGTGGCGCAAGGCGATAATCCTTACCGCAATGGTGACAGAACGATTGATACCGTCTATTACCTCGGGTGCAAGTGGAAGTGTTTAGAAGACAAGACAACAAAGCCGCCGACATACTCATCTACCGCTTGGGCGTTCGTTGAAGGCAACCCTTATTTCACGCTCGAAATGCTATCATCGAAGCTGTGGAACTTCCGTCTCAACGACTTGATGGCAACGGATGCTGATGGCTCTTGGAAAGTATTCACTACTCTATCAGTAGTCGGAAGGCTCTACAATCAAGACGTGACCGGTTCTATGGTCAATGTTGTATGGACTAGAGACAGCGGAAATCCAACGGCAGATAATAAATGGGCACTCTCTCACGCCAACTGCGGATTGTCGGTTGATTTGACCTATGAAGACCTTGGCGGTGCTGCATTCAAGATAGGTAGTGTGACATTCCGATGTAATGCCGAAATCAGGGATGGAGAGACGATGTATTCCGAAGATGTGAGTGTTAGTTTCTGATTAATGTTGAATTTTTAAAATAAATAGAATATGGCTAAAGAATTAGCGGTTAGTGTTGACAAGATGATGGAGATACAGCCTACGGCTTACTCTCAATCCTGCAACATAGAGATTGTTGGCAATATCATCAACAGACAGCAGTATGATGGTATTGAAGGCTCATTCTCGCCCGACTTCACCATTCGACCTTGCACGATGTTTCCTTCCTGCCATCTCATCGACCCCGATAACCCAGGAGAAACACCTGTCTTCAATAGTCAGTTGGATACATTCAAGTGGTCGGAGGTGACATCTAGCGGCATCGTGGTAGTAGCTACAAGTGAGAATGCAAGTGTGAAGGCTGGATATGAAGCTGTGAGGGAAGGTTCGGATAAGGGAACTCTCTATATCAAGCAGAACTCCGTTCTAGGCAAGCCACGAACAATGCGATTTGAAGGAAGCTGGACAGACCCAGTTTGCGGATATAAGTACACGTTCGTGGCTAACAAGGCTCTCTATCTTGAAGATTGTACCAATGCGAGAGCTGAGATTATGCTTGATAGTCCACCTACAGTGCTGTGGAATCCTATCAAGCACGCTGCATCTAAAACTCTTACCGCCAAGATTATGGTTGGAGCTAAGGATAAGACAGCAGACAGCAAGACGAGAATATGGTGGTATCGCATTCTTGACAACGGTACGAAGCAGCTTATATCATCTGTTGACGATGCCGAGAATTACGAGATTACGGCAATGACCAAGGGTGCAAACGGGCAGATTTCCTCTATCACTATTGATTGTGATATGATAGGCGAAGGTATCGGATATGAGTTGAGAGCGTGCTATATCTATAGCGGCAGTATTCCTTCCTCGCCCCGTGATGCTGATGCTCGGAAGGTTACGTACATCAATAGAACCATACCGCCGCTCACGGCTCAGTTCATCGGCGATGGCTTCGGACTCAATGAAGATGCGACATCAGTTGCCTGCCGAGCTATTGTCAGCGACAACAATGGAGTTATCGAACCATCCGTTTGGAAAAAAGTGCTGAGAGCAAAATGGCAGAAGATAACATACGGCAAGAGCACAAATAATGGTGTTACTACAATGACGCAGAGTGCAGAGACGTTAGGTTATGGCGAGACATTCCAGTGCCCATTTGAAGCTAAGAAGAGCATTCGTCTGTCTATCGAAGACCGAGGTGCTTACGAGCTGATTGTTGACGAGAACGGAAATGCCCTTGTGGATGAGGGCGGAAAATACATCATATCAAGGGAGATTGACGAGAATAACGGATAGTGTTTAACTTTTAAAAAATCAAAATTATGAAATACTACGTTAAGGTAACTAAGCAGGTCGCAGAGACCATTATCAAAAGCGGAGTACCGCTGACAATGACAAGTGACGGAAACTGTCTGCTCTATCAGAGTGAGCTGAATGGCGTGAAAGGTGTGAACCTCAACGAGAGGGCAGCCAATGTCGGCGGCTCACTTGTAGTAGAGAGTGATGCTCTTGCGGAAATCAAGGGAACTACTGATACTCCTGCCTCCTGCTATACCCCAGTTGAGTTCGGCGGCGATGGCGATATCCGAGATAATGACAATATCAGTTCGGGTGGCGGCGGCAATCCGTCTTCCGAGAATACAGGTAACGAAAATACAGATACTAAAGAAGAAAGTGAGGTAAACAATGAGTAAAGCTACAGTTACAGGACAGATTACCGTTACAAGTAATGGTACTACCTTGCACACTATTCTGCAATGTACTACAGGAGACGTGTATCAGAATTATGACGGCGACCCTGCGTCACCTTTCAACGTTGTGCCTAACTTCGAGACGAGCGGTGCAACGAAGCCAAAGCTGGTTATGCAGGCATATTCGGCGGAACAGGGTGCGGGCAATTCGTTTGACCTCACTAGAGGCACCCCAACGTGGATTGTCGCAGGTGTTGCGCTGACTTTCAATGCTTCGCACGTTTCAACGAATTCATTTGGCGGTGCGGCAGGTCATTTCACGGAGGGGTCTGATGCTAGCGGCAATCCGACCCTTACGGTCAATAAGAACCTTGTCAATATCAATGGTGGCGATTCATTCACTATTATCTGTAAGGTTGATATATCCATATCAAACACAAATGTGAAACTTCAAGCTATGTACCCAGTATATATAGCCGAAGGTGTGATTGATTCCAAGCGTGTGAACATCATCGCAACGTCAGACAAGAATCTCTTCACGATTACGGAGAAGGGTGGAACCTGTACTGTCAAGGCGCAGGTTACGGACGGCAATATGACTACATCTACTGGATATACATTCAAGTGGTATCTGCCAGATGCTAGCGGTGGATGGGTACTCAGGCAGGATAGCACCTCCGCTACATTTACCATCAACGAGACGGACGTGGATTCGTCCATCATCGTAAAGTGCGAAGCATGGAAGGCTGGTGTTTTCTATGCTTCCGACACACAGACTATCAATGACGTATCAGACGAGTACATTCTTTATCCGAACCCTACGGACGGCAACAACAACCCTGTAGCTGAGAACTTCATTCAAAACTCAGGCGGCAAAATTGTCTATAAGCCATATATGCGCAAGAGAGGTTCAACCGAAAATGAGACTGGAGTAACATTTTCTATGTCGCTCTATTCCAACGCAGGTGTGCCTATCAATTCAGCAATCACCGAATCGGGAAATACGTTTACGATTACCGAAGCTGGTATCAGAGCCTATAAGGGTGCGGTGTATTCGATAACAGGAACTATATAGTACAGCTTATGACAAAGGTTTTAGCAGAAGTAACTGGCTCAATCTCCTTCTCTCAGAGAGGAGACAAAGGGCAAAAAGGTGCTCTTATGCGTGAACATGACGGTTTTGAATCGGGCAGCTATAAGTATCTTTCGGGTTCAGGTGAAGAAGAATACGTTGATGTTGTGTGTGTTAAAGGCAAGTGGTATCAATGCACTAAAACGTATGACAACGCAACTTCTTCGCCTAGTTTGACTGATGGGCATTGGACAAAGATGAGCCAATATAAATCAATAGCAACTCATCTTCTTCTTGCCGAGAACGCTACCATCAATATGCTCGGAAGCAATCAGATTAATCTGTACAATCCGTCAGGTGGCGCAATGTTTGGCTCGTTTAGGGTTGTTAGTGATGATAATGATTACGCTCTGTGGCTTGGTGCACCGAATGGGGCTGATGCTCCATTCAGCGTTAAAAGGAGTGGTTTTACTAAGATGACTGAAGCTGACATTACTGGCAAAATTACTGCAAAGTCAGGTTCTATCGGAGACTTCTCAATTGTAGATGGTTCAATCAAGTTACAATATACCGATGCGGTAAACAATCAATCGCTATATTTCGGATACGGAGATTCTGGGGTGAAGGCTGAACTTAGCGGAAAGGATGATGACAACAATGATATGGCATGTAAGCTAGTTGTTGCCCAGGACGAATTGAAACGTAAGAACATAGGGTTGGTAACGTCTATGAGTGGATTCAAGTCTAAGTTTGCGCCCAACGAGCTATATATTGGAGATTTCTTCAAGCGAGCGGTTATGGTGCAGATATATAGGGGTGGTTCCGGGGTGTTACATAGATATTCTCTTCCCGTCGCTGGGGTTGGATGTTATATAGATAGCGAAAATAGCAAAATGAATCTAGTTCTTAGAGGGCTACGGTCTGGGTCTACAGGCTCTATTTGGTCTATAGGTGAGATATATGAAGAAAATGGTTTTTTGAAAATTTACAAAGGATTTTAAAAAAGAAAAGCAAAGAATATGAAAGTTAAGTTAGAACATCTCGAAGTATTTATGACACTCGACAAGAACCGGTGTCAGGTAGTTAACGCACGCAAGCAGATTGCAAACATCATCTACTCGCAGGGAGCAGGATTGGGGCTGGCAGGACAGGCTCTTGCTGTGAAAATGTGGAACGGAAATGACGAAACCGAGTACACAGACGATGAAGTGAAAATCATCAAGGAACTCGTTGAACGCACCACCGCTCCCTGCTTCATTGACGCAGTGAATGCCGCTATCAGCAATGCGGTATCGGTAGAAGAGAAAAATAAGTAACAATATCTTTTAAATACATAATATTATGGCTATAAAGACAAGAAAAATCAGCGATTGGCTGTCTGCTAACGGCCAGGCCGTTACTAACGCAAGTCTTAACACTATGAAGCCTTATCTCGAAAAGAATATGGCTCAGTTGTATGATGGCGTCTTCATCATGTATCATCGTGCAAATGATGGATATCCGCTCATGGTTGCTCCAGCACAGTGGCCAAGCTTGGAAGCTGGCGGAGAAATAGCGGATGGCGTAGTAATATTTGAAGGTGGCCGTCATCTGGTTGTCGCTCCAACACAGGCAGATGCGCTACCATGGTCGAGCGCAGAGGTACAGGCAGAACTTCCTAACTACGGCAACGACGACACTTTTACTGCTCAGGTTACCGGGAATAACCGACTCGCTGCCATGCTGGATTTTAATGGCCGGCAGCATACGGATGCCGCCATCAAAGCATCGTCCAATTCGCACGTAACGAATACTGCTGCCTACGCTCCAGGCTATTGTAGACTGTATAGTCGAGCGAACAGTAATGGTAAAGGTCTGACCGCCGGATACTGGTGGCTGCCATCGGTGGGGGAATTACTGATGATGTATGCTAATAAAGCAAAGATCAACTATGCGCTGTCACTCATTAAGGGAGCTCAGCAGCTAGATACAAACTGGTACTGGTCATCTACCGAGGGCAGTCCTGCGGGCGCGTGGTCTCTGGGCTTTGGCGACGGCGCCCTCAACCCCTGGTACGGTAAGGTTAAGGATAAGCGTCATGTTCGCCCGGTGTCAGCATTTTTACGATAGTTAGTTGTTAATAGTTAATCGTCCTCGACCTTAAAGTCGAGGACATCTCCAGTAGAGTATTTAAAACAAGGAAATATGGCAGCGACAAGGTTGGCAAGTAAAACGAGAATATATCTAGATGTAAAGCAGATGCTTGATATAACTATAGGTGTGGTTAAGAATTTTCCAAAGTCACAACGTCCGATTTTTGGAGACAGACTATGTAATATGCTTATTGATAGTCTGAATCATATCGCCAAAGCGTATATGCTCAGCGATCTGAGTGTTCGCATCGAACATCTCGCTCAACTTCAAACCGATCTCGAAGTTATATCGACCTTGATAGATATTGCTGGAGAACAAAGGTGGATAATGGGTACAAACAGACTCGCGAGCCTCCTTCGTTTGCGAGAGGACGTCGGAAAACAATGCACAGCATGGAAAGGATCACTCCTTAGAGCGCAGGCTGCTGAGATGAGTTCCAGACAGTAGACTACAGCTTGAGTGATTTAAGCCAGGGTCGGCGAGATACGTCAAGCCGAGAGAGCAACCTTTCTTAATTAAATGGGCCGCATCCTATCATATATAGTTAAGAACAAGAAATTTGCGGCGTCAACCGAGAACAGTCCTGCGAACGCGTGGAATCTGAACTTTGGCGACGGCAACCTCAACAACTGGAACAATAAGGTTAAGGATAAGAATCATGTTCGCCCGGTGTCAGCATTAAATTAAGAAGATATAAGCAGACAGATATTAAAATGATAGATTTTAGCATTCTCTTAGAAGCATATTTCGACTGCCGCCGTCATAAGCGGAAAACAGTCGGCGCTACGGAATTTGAAATGAACTATATGAGTAACCTCGTTCAGTTGCTTGATGAAATCAATTCACGTCAATATAAGATTGGCAAATCTATCTGCTTTGTTGTTAGATACCCTCGCTACCGCGAAGTGTTCGCTGGTCAGTTTCGTGACCGCATTATCCACCACTATATCGCACTGAGACTCGAACCCCTGTTTGAGTCTCAGTTTTCTGACCGTACATACAACTGCCGGAAAGGCAAGGGCCAGCTGGCTGGCATCAGGCAGCTTCAGGAGGATATTATGGAAGTGAGCGAGAATTATACAGAAGATGCCTACGTGATGGGGATCGATCTGAAGGGATTCTTTATGAGCATCTATAAGCCGCTTCTTGCTAAGATGGTAGATGATTTCATCGTAAGGAATTACCATGGGGATGACAAGGAAGATCTCCGTTGGCTATGCAATATGGTGGTTATGCACCATCCCGAGAAGGATTGCGAGAAGAAGAGCGCCGATTATCTCTGGGAGTTTCTGCCTAAAGAGAAGTCTCTGTTCACGAATGGAGAAGACAGAGGCGTAGCTATCGGCAACCTCTTTGCTCAGCTCTTTGCTAACTTCCTGTTATCGAAACTCGATTGGAAGATAGATTATTACTGCAAGCACCATGTAAGATACGTAGATGATATGGTTCTGGTGGCGAGACGGAAAGAGACGCTCCTTCGCCTGATGCCGATGATAAGGGAGACGCTTGCATCTTTAGGCCTGCGGCTGAATGAGAAGAAATTTTATTTCCAGCATTACTCTAAAGGTGTCAGGTTTGTGGGAGCTATCATTAAGCGAGACAGAATATACTCGGTTAACAATACCATTAACAACTTCAGGAAGTCTGTACGTAAGCTTAATGATGTTGCCAGAAATGGAGATATTGAAGCTATCAACCATGCCATTCAGTCGGTTAATTCATACCTGGGAATCTTCGGTCATTACAACGAATACGGAATGAAGAGGCAAATCATAAAGGAGGAGTTAGACGAGGAAGCATGGAATTTTTTTGTAATTAAAGGCCATTATAGGTCTATACAACTCAGGAAAATATATAATATTGATATGAAATATAAGAATATGGCAAACGAAATATTGAATCATAAAACAGAAGAGAGAAAAGATATTCCAACGGAAAATGAAATTTCAAAAATGCTCGACGAAGGTTATGAACTTGAGATGTATATCATCGATGGGCGCATACATGTAGAGTGCTATTCGCGTGATTCGTAGGAAAGTAGGATTGTAGGAGAAAAATCTCCTACAATCATTATATTAAAATACGCCTTCATAGTCGATAAGTGCGCTGTTTGGGGGTGTAATTTAAACTGTGTCAAGGCTTGTTCTTAACTTTCATTCCCACTCCCTGCTGGGGGCATGCCCCCAGCAGGGAAG